CTTGGTCGACATCATGAGCATGGACACCGAGCGCCTGGGCCAGGAAGCGGCGCGCCACACCAAGATCCCGGGGTAAGGCGTGAGCCTGTCGACCGAAGCGTTCCGGCCCGGCCTCAACTCCGGGCGCATGGACGTAACCGCCGCGAGCCAGAACATGCTGCTGCCCAGCGGCGGCGGCACTCTGGAAGTGGAGAACACCAGCGCCACGCTGAACTTGTTCTTCGTCACCGGTGTCGGCGCGCAGACAGCAGTTCTTCCCGCTTCGCTAGCCATTGGCGCCGGCTGGGGCGTCGCCCCTCTCGGCCGCCGGCGGATCCGCATCCCGCCGAACCACGACAACATCGCCATCATCGGCTCAGGAGCCGGCCCTTCAACCGCATGGATCACCCGGGGCGACGGCGGGACATGACCGAAGCCGATCTGGAAGTCATTGTGCAGCGCGTCAGCCAAGGTGAAGGCGTGGAAGCGATTCTCGCCAGCCTGGGCATCGACAGCGACTTGGGCTGCCAGTGGCTGAAGGATCATCCCGAGGCCAAGGGGAGAATCCAAGCGGCGAAGGATGGCGCCATTGCACATTTGCAGTTGCGCGCCACGATTCAATAATGGCTGCCCGCATGCGCAAGACACATCAAGACGATGTGCGCGCAAAGATTCAATCCACACAGTTGATAAATCGCCTTACCAATCATGGACTTGGCAAACTCAAAAAGCCGATGGACGCCAGCCAGGTCGCGGCCGCGCTTGGGGTGCTGAAGAAGGCTGTTCCCGACCTCAGTGCGGTCGAGCTTTCAGGCGCTGTCACGCTGAGCCACGAAGAGCAGCTTGGCAAGCTCAAATGAAGAACTGGCGATCCGCCAGAAGCTGAAGGACGATTTCCCGCACTACGCTGCACGCTGCCTGAAGATTCGCACCAAGTCCGGCGAGATTCAGGCGCTGAACCTGAACCGGGCGCAGCTTCACTTACACGAGACGGCTGAACGCCAACTCCGCGAGACCGGCAAGGTCAGGATCATCGGCCTCAAGGGACGCCAGCAGGGCTTCTCGACCTATGTTGAGGGCCGCATGTACTGGCGCGTTACCCATCGCCGCGGGGCCAGGGCTTTCATCCTCACCCATGAGGAGGAGGCCACGAAGAACCTGTTCGAGATGGCCAGCCGCTTTCACGAACATTGCCCGCCGCTGGTGCGGCCGCAGACTGGGGCTGCAAACGCCAATGAGCTGCGCTTTCGGGTGCTGGACAGCGGCTACCGGGTCGGAACCGCCGGCAACAAAGGCGCGGGTCGAAGCGCAACGATTCAGTTGTTCCATGGCTCCGAGGTTCCGCAATGGCCCAACGCCGAGGAACATGCGGCCGGCGTGATGCAGGCGATCCCTGACCAACCTGATACCGAAGTGTTCCTTGAGGGAACGGCGTTCGGCATCGGCAACTATTTCCACCAGCAGTGGCAGCTTGCCGAGCGCGGCGAGTCGGATTACTGGCCCGTGTTCGTGCCCTGGTTCTGGCAGGACGAATACCGGCGCGAGGTCGGGAAAGACTTCGTGATGAGCCCGGAAGAGGCCGCGCATGCTGACTTCCACAAGCTGACCCGGGAGCAAATCGCCTGGCGCCGGGCCAAGATCGTTGAGTTGGGCGATCTAAAGTTCAAGCAGGAATACCCGGCGACTGCAGCCGAAGCGTTTCAGGTGACAGGCCATGAAAGCCTGATCGCCGCGGAGTACATCCTGGGCGCGCGCAAGGGCAAAGCTGAACCGTATGGCCCGCTTGTTGTTGGCGTTGACCCTGCAGGTGAAGGCAAGGACCGCACTGCGATCGCGTTTCGGCGCAGCCGCAAGTGCACCAAGATTGACACCTACGTGCACAAAAAGCCGATGGAGATTGTCTCCATCTGCGCACGCATCCTCAAGAATCACCAGCCCGCGGCGATGTTCATTGACGTCGGCGAACGAGGGTCGGGCATTGTCGACCGCTTGCGTGAGTTGGGCTGGGAGAACGTCATCGGCGTGAACTTCGGCTCCCGAGCCTTGAACGACAAGCTCTACATCCGCCGCCGCGATGAAATGTGGTGCCTGATGCGCGACTGGCTGGAACAAGGAAATGTGCAGATTCCCGACGACGATGCCCTACACGCTGACCTTGCAGGCCCAAGCGGTGGGCCGAACACGAGCAACCAAATGGTATTGGAAAAGAAAGAGGACATGAAGAAGCGCGGTCTGAGAAGTCCTGACATGGGCGATGCCCTGGCCCTGACGTTCGCCGAGCCCGTACAGGTTGCGCGCGCGCCGCTGCCGCAGCAGGAGCCGGAATACTTCGGGATGGGCGAATGAATCTCGACACCGACGACCTGAAAGCCGCGCGCCTGTTCCTGGCCCTTGCAGCGATCGAGCGCAACGTCGAGCCGCGCCGCGTCAAGACCGAAGAGGAACGCGCCCGGTTGCAAGCCAACGACAAGAGCGGGCACCTGTGGCAGATCGGCGAGGAGTATTACTCGGTGGCTGACCTGATGGCGAGCCGTGGCTGACCTTCCGACCCCGCTCACCGGCCTGTCCGGCACGCTCCACCAGCAGTTCGCCGACTGGCTCGACCGTCGCAAGCCCCAAGAAGAAAAGATGCTGCGCGCGTACCAGGACAACATGCGCATCAGCCGCGACGACGACACCAAAGAGTCCGGCATGTCGAAGGCGCAGAAGTCCAAGGTTTTCATCGGCTCGACCAGGGGCAAGATTCGGGCCGCGCGAGCGAAGATCAAGGACAGCCTGTTCGGCGCCAACATGATGCCGTTCGACACCAAGCCGACGAACGAGAAGCTGAAACCCTACGCCGACACGATGGAGAACATCCTCAACTACCAACTTGAGGAGTGCAGATTCACGCGGATGTTGGGGCAGGGCGTGGACAGCATTGCGACCTACGGCACCGGCTTCATCTTCGGCCCGTTCGTCAAGACCATGAGCAAGTCGAGCGTTGAGGTCGATGCCTACGAAGAAACCCAAGGGCTCATGGGCAAGCTGATGAGCTATGTCAAGAACCCGTTCAGGGCGCCGAAGCTCAAGGAATCGAAGTACGAATACGACTGCCCCTATTACGAGCACGCCCGGACGATGGACGTGTACCCGGACCCGGAAGCCGAAGAGGCCCGCGAAGGTCTTGGAGTTTACTGGGCCAGCCGCAAGCAGCCCGACTTCATTCGGAGCCTGAAGGGCCAGGACGGCTACAGCGACAGCGCGATCGATGCCGCTCTTCGCGAGAAGGTCACCGCTTACACCGACCAGGGCAGCGATCGCACCGACGCGGCGCGGATGAATCTGTACCGCTATACCCGCGAGGGCCGCATCTGGTTTGTGCGCTACTTCGGAAAGGTGAAGAAGCGCGAGCTGGCGCAGTGGAAGAATCCGCAGTCCAATCCGGCCGATGACGACGCGGAAATGGTCGAGGCCGTGGTGATCCTCGCCGGCGGCCAGGTCATCAAAGCTGAACCAAATCCGTACAAGGACAAGAAGCGCCCGGTCCGTCGTTGTGTCTACGAGGATGTCGAGCATGAAATGTGGGGCGTCGGCGTGGCGGAGAACAACGACCCCCATCAACGGGTCACGAATGCAGCCTTCCGCCTGTTCATCGAGGCCAAGGCGTATGCCCTGCTGAAGATGTGCAGCATTGACCGCTCCAAGTATGAAGCGGCCGAGGATTTCAAGTTCTTCCCAGGCAAGAAATTCCAGATGAAGCCCGGGCTGACCCCGGAAGAGCGCAAGACCGCGATGCTCTGGCACGACACCCAGGATGTCTCCGAGGGCTGGGAAAGTCTGATCGCAATGTCGGAGAAGTTCAGCGACGACGACACCGGGATCACGAAGTACACGCAGGGCGACGACGCCAAGCACCTGAACGACACGGCGACGGGCATCAGCATGATCATGAACGCCTCCAGCCTGCCGCTCAAGGAAGTCCTGTCCAACATCGATGAGATGTGGATCGAGTCCATGATTGAGGACTTGATCGACTGGAACATGGAGAACCTTGAGGTCGAGACCGTCAAGGCGATCCTTGGCGAGAAGGATGCGGCCATCTGGGCGCAGATCAAGGAATACGGCAAGACCAACTTCATGGAGTGGTTTGCCACCGGTTCCGCGACCTTCATGGCGAAGGAAGTGCTGATGCACAAGCTGCAGGGCTTCCTGCAGTTGGTCGCCGGCTCCGAGATGCTGGCGCAGCACATCGACATCACCGAACTGCTGCAACAGGTCTGGGATGCCGGCCAGATCGGCAAGGAATCGCCGGTGCTGACCGAAGAGGACATGCAGAAGAAGGCCGCGAACCCAGCCAACCAGGCCGCGATGCAGCACATCCAAGAGATCGAGCAAAAAGCGACCGAAATGATCAAGATGGCGCAGGAGCAGGCGGCCCAGGCGAAACAGGACGCAGCCAATGCGCGCGCCGGTAACGACGTGAAGATGGCGCAGATTCAGGCGACAGAGCGCGACGCGCAGCGCAAGGATCACCGCTCCATGATGGACATGCTGGCGCGGTTGGTGGAAGCCGGCCACAAGTCGCACCTCACCGCGGCCCAGGTGGATTTGACCCAGGCGCAGACCATCAAGACGATGGCCGAGGCAGGAGCCGTGCCGTCGCCTGAACTGGCCCAAGCGGCCGCCGAAAAGGAACTGGAAGATGACCCCACAGGAGAGACTGGCGCAACTGCAGCCGCTGCAACTGGCGCTGGCGGCAGCGATGCCAAGCCTGGCGCCGTGGCTGAACCAGCGTAGGAAAGAACTCGTAGTTCAGCTTGTCGTGCAGGACGACGAACAGGCCAGAGGAAGAATCAAGGAGTTGGACGAGCTTCTGGAATTACCCGCAAGGCTCCAGAGCGAGGCCGAAAGTTTGCAGCACCCGCAGAAAGAGGCCGAATTACCGTAAGGCTCGGCCAGTTATTGGATTACCGGAACCCGCTTTGGCGGGTTTTTTCATTTCCGGCCCACGAAGGAAGAAAGCATGAGCGATCTAGCCCCAGATTCACCCGAGTACAAGGAAGCATACGACAAGGAAATGCAGCGGCTTGAGGCCGCGGAAGCGAAACCAGCGGACAAACCCGCTGACAAGCCTGCCGAGACTACCTCGACCGATAGCCCGAAGGTTGACGACCCGAAGCCCGAAACCGCGGAACAGCTTACCGCGCGTCTTGCCAGCACCGAAAAGGCGCTCAAGGACACGCAGCGAGCCTTCCACGACAACGCGGCCCGGGTCAAGAAGCTGGAGAGAGAAGCCGAAGAACGGCGCCGCGCCGAAGGCAATGCGCGCGTGCAACCGCTCCTCGACGCCAATCCCGGCCTCAAAGAAGCCATCGAGCATATTGCTGCGCCTGCCGAAGCTCCGCCCCGTAACAGGTGGCAGAGCGATATTCAGCATGCGATTCCGGACATCGAAACGCTTCTCGCGGACGCCGATTTTTACAAGGCAGCACAGGCGCGACGCGACCAACTCGGGGACGAATGGGACAACCCGCTCACCGCGATCCGTGAGTTTTCCACCCTGAAGTCGCAGCACCAATCCGCACAGCAGAGCAAGGCAGCCGTCGAGGCCGCGCGTCTGGCCTTCCAACAGAAGGCCGACAAACGACCCGGTATGGAAGTGCCTGGCGGCAGTGGCGGGAAAGGCGCGTCGAAAGAGGTGGATGAAGCCCAGCAAATGCGCGACATGAGCGACGAAGACTTTCGCAAGATGCGCGCGCGGACGCTTGGCTATGGATGAACAAACCCTCCCATAAGGACCCATCATGACCATCAACACCATCGCCGGCACCGCCGGCACCGCGGGCGTAATCCAGCCCGCACTGCAAGCGTATTACGACCGCAACCTGCTCGACCGCGCCATCCCTTCGGATGTGCATGGACGATTCGGCCAGGTCCGTCCCATCCAGACCCGCAGCGGCAACCAGATCAAGTTCCGGCGCTACGAAGCCCTCGCGGCTTCCACCACGCCGTTGGTTGAAGGCGTGACCCCGTCGGGCAACCAGATCACCACCACGGATGTCACCGCGACGCTCGCGCAGTTCGGCGACTACATCAACGTGACCGACATGGTCGACCTGACCAACCAAGACGCGGTTCTCACCGAAGTCGGCATGGTGCTGGGCGAGCAGGCGGGGTTTTCAATCGACCAGGTCCGCCGCGACGTGATGGTGGCCGGAACCAACGCCATCTTTACCAACGGCACGCTGCGCACCCAGGCCAACACGGTGCTGTCGTCCGTCGCCCTGCGTACGGCGATCCGTTTCCTGGGGCGCCAGAACGGCAAGTATGTCCGCAACATCCTCAAGGCCGGCAGCAGCATCGCCACCGTGGGCATCCGCGCCGCCTACATCGGCCTGGTCCATCCGGACACGGAAGCGCAGATGGAGTCGATCCCCGGCTACATCCCGGTGACCGAATACTCGGACGCCATGCAGGCCGAGGACGACGAGTGCGGCTCCTACCGCAACATCCGTTTCTTCCGCTCGACCAACTGCAAGGTGTTCCTAGCGGGCGGCCTGGCGGTGGGCACGGATGGCATGGTCTCCGCCGGCGGCGTGAACAACGATGTGTACGCGACGCTGATCATCGCGGCCAACGCCTATGGCCTGGTGCCCCTCTCCGGGAACGCCCTGCAGAACATCATCAAGCCCATCGGCTCGGCCGGCGCTGCCGACCCGCTGAACCAGCGCGCGACCTCGGGGTGGAAGGCCATCACCACGACCCAGATTCTGAATCAGAACTGGATCACCCGGATCGAGCATTGCAACCTGACCACCTTGTCCTAAGGAGACATCATGGCTATCAACGTAGCAGGACAAACCCTGGTCCCGGCTTCCGGGGTCAACAGCGACGGTCTGGCGAAAATGGCCGGCGGCTCGATCACCTTCGACGCCACCGCCATCACCACGACGGATTACATCTCGATCCCGGTCGGTTTCATCCCGAAGTACTTCTGCTTCTCGAACGACACGGACCGCACCATGATCGAGTGGCGCGACGGCATGGCGCAGGATTCTTGCGTCAAGACCATCGCGGCCGGCACGCGCACCCTGGAAGTGACCGGCGGCAACCACGGCATCGTGGTCGGCAGCCAGACCAACACCAACGCCCTCGCCGGTGTTGTTGCGGGCCAGGGTCTCGTGCAGATCTCGCAAAACGCCACGCTGGCGGCGATCTTGGCTTCCAAGGTCTGCCGCTGGACGGCGTTCGGCTGATCCGCCACCTCACGGGCGCCCTTCGGGGCGCCCTTTTCATTTCAGGAGCCAGCCATGCCCGTCACCCTTGACGAAGTTCTCAACAACGCGGAGTTTCCGCCCCAGTTTCGCAACGCCATCCGCGCTCTCGTACCGCGCTTTATCAAGGTGGTGCTCAGCCCGGCCTTGATCGGCCAGGGTACGTCGGCCGAACAACTCTTCACGGTCAACGGCGTGGCCGTCGGCGACTTCGTGGCGGTTTCCAAGCCCACCACGCAGGCGGGTTTGTCAATCGGCAACTGTCGCGTCTCGGCGGTGAACCAGATCGGCATCACCTTCGTCAACACCCCGAGCGCTGGCGGCAACATCACGCCGACCGCGTCGGAAACCTACCTGGTCCTGCACGCGCCGGCTGCGTTCAGCGCCCAGAACAACGTCATTCCTTAAAGGAGAGCCATGAAATACGAACTCGCAATGGTGCGCGCAACCGCGGGCTTTATCGTCAGCCACGAAGGCAACCAGGTCACCGGCACCGGCGGCGACAACCCCGGTTTCATCAGCCGCAAGGCCGACGAGGCGCCGTGGGAGCCCTATGAGCCGACCGAAGAAGAGGAAGCCGGCGACTGGAGCGAAGCATGAAGCGCTACGAGCTGGAGGCCATGAACAAGGAAGCCCTGCGCGAGCATGCCGACGTGCAGGGCATCAAACTGGGCGCCGAGGATACCAAGGGCCAGATGATCGACCGGATTCTCGGCGATGCGGCCCCGGCGATCGAAGAAGAAGCGCCGGCCAAGCGCATGCAGAAAGACGCCCCGATGCCGCCCTTGCGCGGGCTGCACAGTCTCTCGGGGGAGCCGTCGAGCGGCAAGCGCTACAAGCTCAAGATCAACGCTTCGGTCGAGGGCGACAACTCCCCGGTGCCGATCATCGTCAACGGCCACAACATCATCGTCCAGCGCGGCAAAGAGGTCGAGGTCGATGAGGCCTATATCCGTGTCCTGGAAAACGCGGTGATCCAGACCGTCCGCCAGGACCCGGATACCGGCGAGCGCATCCCTATGGAGATGCAGGCCTATCCCTTCAGCGCGATCCCGGTGTAAATGCCGCTCATCGTCACGCCCCCGGCGTCCTCTGACTGGACGCTGACCCGCGAGCGTATTTGCGACAAGGCACTGGAGAAGTGCGGTCGGGCCGGGATCGGGCGCACCGTCAACGCCGATGACCGGAACCTGTGCCTTGAAGCCCTTGAGGGCCTGCTGAAAAACCTGATGTGGCGCGGCTATTCGTGGCCGAAACGCATCAGCGGGAGCGCTCCGTTGGCCTTCACCGCGGCGCTTGCCTCAAAGGCTTTGCCGACCGACTTCTACAGCGACGCGACGCTGACCTACGTCAACACCGCGACGACTCCAAATACCGAGGTGCCGTTCAAGTTGTACACGGCCGAGGAATGGGCCGAGATTCCGGTCAAGACCACGCAAGCGCAGTTCCCATACGGCGGGTTCATCGACAACTTCAATGTCCTGAACCTGTATCCGGTCCCGAATGCCGCCCTGACGATCAACGTCTACTACCAGAAGGTGATCCTCGATACCGTGGCCGGGTCTGCGGTGGACCTCGATAGCCCCTGGGTGTTGGCTCTTCCCTACGGGATCGCGGCTGAAATTGCTGACGAATTCGACGTTGATCCGAAACGGGTTCAGCGCTTCGAGGCGAAGTGGGCGGAATTTCGCGCCTTGGGCATCATGAATGAAGGGCCTCCGGGGCCTGACCGGATCACGGTTAGCGACTGATGCGCGCGCCGCTGTTCGGGACGGGACTGCAAGCAAAAAGCCAGAACGTATCGTCCCAACGCCGGCTGAACCTGTATATCGAGCAGCGCAACGAGGAAGACGGTACCCGGTTCGTGCTGGAGGGAACGCCCGGACTTGCAGTTCCGCTGGTTGACTTCGGCGACACCGCGCCTCGAGGCGAGCATGGCCTGGGCAACTTCCTGTATGTCGTGCATCGCGGAACTTTCTGGCAGGTCAACAACGCCGGGGTGGCGACGAACCGCGGCACGCTGAACACGACCACAGGCCGCGTCTGGTTCGCCGACGACGGCACCAAGATCATGATCACCGACGGGGTCAACGGGTACACCTACGACACGTCGGCTCCGGCTACTCCGCTGGCCCAGATTGTCGACCCGGATTACGTGGCCGCCAACACGGTCACGTGGCAAGACCATTATTTCATCCAGGACCAGGTCAACAGCGGTCGCTTCTATATCTCGGTGCTGAACGACCCGACAAGTTGGAATGCGCTGGATTTTGCGAACGCGGAATCGAACCCGGACAACCTGGTTCGGATCATCGCGGACCATGGCGAACTCTGCCTCTTCGGCGAATATACCGTCGAGTTCTGGGGCAACTCAGGAGCCGCTGACTTCCCTTATGTTCGCCTGGGATCAGCGGTAGTCGAGTGGGGCCTTGCAGCCCGGGAATCCCTGGTCAAGTTCGATTCCTCGCTGATGTTTCTCGGGCGCAATAGAGACGGCCAGACTGAAGTCGTTTTGCTGAACGGATATACCCCGCAGCCGGTAGGTGGCCAGGACTTTCTCAATGCCCTGGACAGCTATTCGACGGTGCTGGATGCGACGGCTTTCAGTTACAAGCGCGCGGGAATTGCGTTCTACCAGATCAACTTTCCCACGGCGAATAAGTCGTGGCTCTACAACGGCTCGACAAAGACATGGTGCGAAGTCGGCTTTGATGCGGCCCGTCACCCGGGCAACATGGCGACGCTGTTCCTGAATCAGACGATGGTAGCGGACTATCAGATCGGCAGAATCTATCGCCTTGATCCGACAACCTACACCTTCAACGGCACGACGATCCCCCGCGAAGTCATCAGCCGCACCATGAAGACGGACAAGTACCAGCGGATCAGCCGGCTCTGGATCGACATTGAGACCGGGGTTGGAAATACGGTTGATCCAGGTTCCAACCCGGTTGCCATGCTGTCGATCAGCGAAGACAGTGGCAGAAGTTTCGGCAACCCGATCATGCGCGCCTTCGGGGCGATCGGCGACTACCTGCTGGACCTCTGGTATGAACG